GATATAAGATATCTATTAGTGAGCCACCAACCAGACGACTTGCTTGGATTTAATCCTGTGGGTGAGAGCTATCAACTCACAATCTTACTATTTTTTCATAAGATTTTCTATTACTAGAACCATCCGTCTGCCAAATGTATCAGGCGCGGGTAACACCTGAGTCCAACTCCTAACCATCCTTAGTAATTTTTATATCTGGAAATAACATTGTGAATAACAAATATTTGTTATGATGTGCTGAATCCCCGTCCAAGCGCCACGAACAGGACAAATTTTTTACGTGACTGCGTTATATATAATTACCAATTCTAGATATCCGTAGATATGTATATTTGACTACCAATAATACCCTTTTCTTTACTAAAATTCAAGATTTTTCTGTAAAAAGCTTTATTGGTGTATATTATATATGTAAACAGATAACATTTAAATAGGATTTGAAATGAATAAGACCGCAAAAGCATGTAAGGCCACTCTCTGCTGTAAAGCAACTGCCGCTCTCAAGAAAGCTGTGGCCGAGGAACTAGAGAAGGAAGATAAACCCCTACAGGATTTACTGGATGACGAACAACCCAAAGACCAGAAATAACTTCTTCTGCTGCGCCACTCAGGTTGAAGAAACCATTATCTTATCAGAAATGGCCGCTCTTAAAGAAGTCCCATGTCCATACCAAGAACTTGTGGACCTAATGAGTGGTAGATGCATCCTTTCTAATTTTCAAGTTGACGAACTGTTTTTCTATGAGATTATTGAATACAAAGACGGGCCTCGTCAACCAGATAACGAAATCGACATAGAAAGGGGCATTGGCTGTATTGAAATTGAAGACGGGCTTAAAAAACTAAAAAGAATAACACCATTATCTTCTATAGATGGTCCCATAACTAAGCCTAGAGATTTTACTGAAGATAAAAAACTATTTATACAAACATATATACCAAAAGACTATAGAGACTTATTCTCTACACCTAATACTGTTTTGGCAACAGAAGTCGCTGGATGCCCGTCACCTGTTGAGTTACAGGACTATACGGTACTTGGCCGTCTAAATGGGACAATCCAATCCATTGACCAACAAGAGCTATGGTCTATCTTATTAGCCAATACCCGCAAACCTGTCGAGGGCATGGTTAGATACAATAAGAGGGGCAAGCATTTTGAAGGTCACGACGGAAAGCAGTGGCGCGCACTCAAATGGGAGGAAGAATGAAAATACCCTCAAATATGACCAAAGATGAAGTTACGGCAATCATACAAAAGGTGTGCGAGCGATCTGCTCCTAAGTATACATTCTATGGATATGAAGCCAAGGACATGATCCAAGAGGCGAATATCATATGTATAGAGGCTTTGGAGCGATATGATGAAGCACGACCTCTTGAAAACTTTCTTGCGGCCAATTTGAGTAATAGATTAAAGAACTTTGTTAGGGACAATCATTTTGTGGCTTGTAGCGATGAAAATCGAGCAAAGGTTTATCAGCCAGCGCAGCTAGACAATGATAATAGTGTACAACACTGGATAGATGTAAGACTACACTGGTTAGACCAAATTGATCAAGATGCTATATTTAAGATTATTGACAAGGAATTGCCAGCTAGTATGCGACTGGACTATCTTAAAATGCAAAACGATGTATATATTGCTAAATCTAGACGCGAGGAAATAGTGGACAAAATACAGGAGATTCTAGAAGATCATGGATACTATGAAGAAGGGCAGGATCTCTAAACAAGAAGAGTCCTACATAAAAGAAAACTTAGAGGCTGGATTTGAGAAACTGGCTGGCGAACTAAACAGAGACCCAGACAGTGTTCTTGAATTTATACGTCGTAAGGTTGTTAAGGGTGATTTTAAGAATCCTTCTTGGCTTGATGCTCACGATCCACAAAAGCAAGCTGAGTACGAGCTTACAATTCGTCCATACTGGAATGAGCTAAGAAAGCAGTTTACAGACGAAGAGCTACAGCTTTTCAAGTACCACTGGTCTAGAGTGGTTTCTCAATTTAAAGATGATGTCACACCTACGGAAGAAATGCAGGTAGTGGACCTTATTAAGCTTGAATTACTAATGAATAGATCTCTTGAGGGAAATAAAACAAACATACAAGAGATATCTCGCCTAGAAGCGCTGCTAGACGCTGAGAGAAACCTCACCAGAGAGGCGCAAGACGCAGACTTGATATTCAACATGGAGCGACAAGTAGCCTCTTACAAAGCCTCTCAGGAGTCTCTAAATAAAGATTATAGAGAACTTCAAACCAAGAAGAACTCTATGCTTAAAGAAATGAAGGCAACCAGAGAGCAGCGCGTCAAGAGACTAGAAGACAGTAAACATAATTTTACCAGTTGGCTTACACATCTTGCTACTAATCCAGAGTTAACAAGAGAGTATGGCGCAATGATGGAGAAAATGAGATTATCTATGGAGAAAGAGAAAGAGCGGCTTTCTGTTTTTCATAAATATACAGACGAGAGTGTTGACCAGCCTTTTCTTACTCCAGATACGGTTAGGGATTAACAATGGAAATACTCTTACCTAGTTTCACAAAAAACTATAATTTAAGTCCTATAAAAACAGAAGAAGATGCCAATAAATATGGAATGACTTTTGATCCAAAAGCATGTTCAGATTATTGTCTCTACTGGGGTCTAAATCCATCAACATTAAACATACATAAAAAATATGGAGTGATGGAAACTGGTTTTTTCAAGGAAGCTGCTTTTATAGATACAATTGGTGCTTATCAAAATTGTTCATTAAACACAAGGGTCGCTTACGAAGAGATATTAAATTTTGAGTTAAATGGAAGAAAGTCAGCTAAAGAAATCATATCAAACCTAAAACCTCACGAAAGGTCAAAGTTTAACCCTCTTCATGGAAGTTCTGAACCGTTTGATCAAGAGATTGTATTAGCTTGTCAAAATCAAACAGATAGAGCTATAACTTATCCATCTTCTACAAATAGATATTTTGAGTTTATAGAATCTTGCTGTAAATATTATGGTAAAAATCTTTTTGTTAAATTACACCCTTGGAACACAAACGAAAATGCAGATCCATATATTAATATCGCAAAAAAATATAAATGTGGAGTTGGAAAATGTAATATGGAATTAATAAGAAATAAACATTTTGTTATATCCTTTAATTCGACCATAGCTATAGACTGCATATTAAACGATACACCTTATGTACAATACGAACTAGGAACATTTTGGAATTGTTTTGGAATCCATTATAGTAATCGGACACTTCCTTTTTCTATAGAGCCTATAAAAGATGCGATAAAATTAGTTGACTTTCTAATATATAGATATTGTTTTGATAAAACTATGCATATAGACAGGTACGCAAAAATGATAAAATCATATGCCGCTAGTGACAGTATATTTCCGCTTAATGATGAATTTTCATACGGAACTGACAAATCATGAAACAATTACCCAAACATTTAGGTGGTCATGCTAATATAACCCACAAAGATGAAGCAACACTAGACTTTTTGATTTCAAGTCTAAATGTTAAATCCTTTTGTGACGTAGGTTGTGGTCCAGGCGGTATGGTCACTATGGCTGAAACCAAAGGTTTAAAATCAATTGGCATAGATGGAGACTTTACGCTTACTTATCCAAGTGAAGCAATTATAATTGTACATGACTTTACAATTAGTCCTCTAGAAATAAGAGGTCATGATTTATGTTGGTGTTGTGAATTCTTAGAACATGTAGAGGAAAAATATATGGATAACTACTTTTCTGTTTTTGAAAACAGTAAATACGTATTCTGCACTTTCTCCCTAAGTAGAGGCGGTCATCATCACGTTAATGTAAAAGATCAAGAATATTGGGATATTCAATTTAAAAAAAGAGAATTTACTAAAGACGTTCAATCCACAGAAAAAATAAGGCAAATCAGCACTATGAGCAGAGACTTTGTGAGACTTACTGGGACGCTTTATATCAACAATAGGTAATAAAATTAAATCAGTAGAAGGAAATAAAGCTTCACGATTCTAACGAATCATGTGAAACAAAAGCACATATACTTTTATATACATTATATTTCTCTTAGAAATAAATTAACAATAAGGAACTTTAGGAATATGAAAAAAGCAATCATCTTTGGGATAACAGGACAAGACGGTAGTCACCTAGCTGACATTCTTTTAGAAAAGGGTTACAGTGTAATCGGTGTGACAAGAAGGGTTAGTGTAGATACTACATCTAGAATTAAACATATTTTAGACAACAAAAACCTAACTATAGTAAGTGGAGATATTACTGACGCACACTCTGTAATAAACATTTTGAAAGATCACCAAGATGCCGCAGAAGTATACAATTTAGCTGCGCAGAGCCACGTTGCCGTATCGTTTAAACAGCCCGCACTAACTTGGGATATAACAGGTAAAGGTTGCTTAAACATCCTACAGGGACTAGCTGACCTTGGCATGATAAACTCTAGATTTTACCAAGCAAGCAGTAGTGAGATGTTTGGTAGCAATTACGACACACGTAAAGCTGACGGAGACTTTGACGATAAACTACCACTTGAAAAATACCAAAACGAAGAAACTAAATTCCTCCCCCAAAGCCCTTATGCTATTTCCAAATGTGCCGCCCATTATATGACTAGACTTTACCGTGAAGGTTATGGTCTCCATGCTAGTGCCGGGATATTATTCAATCACGAAGGCCCAAGACGCGGTGAGAATTTTGTAACAAGAAAGATTACTAAATGGATCGGTGATTTCATCAAATGGTGTAATACAAATGGCGTAATCCCTAGTGATCTACAAGAAGATGAAGATGAGGTATATATTGTTGGAAGAAGAGATAGAGAACAAGGGTTACAATTTCCAAAACTTAGACTTGGCAATCTAGATGCTTTTAGAGATTGGGGTTACGCTGGAGATTACTGTGAAGCTATGTGGATGATGCTTCAGCAAGATTGTCCCGACGACTATGTGATATGTACGGGAGAAACCCACTCTATTAAAGAATTTCTATCTATAGCCTTTCAAACTATTGGTTTAGATAAATGGGAAAGATATGTTGTTGTAGATCAAGAATTCTACAGACCAGCAGAAGTAGATTACCTGCGTGGAGATTGCACCAAAGCAAACGAAAAACTTAAATGGAAGCCAAAACATTCTTTCCAAGATCTTGTTAAGATGATGGTTATGAGTGATTTATCGTGAGTAAAAGAGATTATCATGATCCAGTATATAAAGACTGGAGAATAAAAGTATACAAGAGAGATAAATTCTGCTGCCAAATGCCGGGCTGTAAAAAGAAGAAATACCTCAACGCCCACCACATTAGAAAGTGGGCTAGCGCTTCAGCCTTGAGATACGATGTTGATAACGGAATTACACTGTGCAGATGGTGCCACGACAAAGTAACAGGTCACGAGACCTATTATCAATCTTTATTTCAAAGTATAGTGAGAAGAAACAATGGGTAAGATTAGACCATTTACAATAATAAAAGATACTAGAGAAAAACAAGGTTATACGTTTGAAGCCTCTAGGACTAAATATCATGTATGTAAAGGTATGGTAGTTAGAAAGTTAGACACTGGCGACTACAGCGTAGAAGGTCTTGAAGATAAAGTCTGCGTAGAAAGAAAAGCTAGCGTGGTAGAGTTAGCCAATAACGTTGGTGTTAGTAGGCGCAGGTTTGATGCTGAAATAGAAAGAATGAAAGAATTCCCTCATAGATTTCTAGTTCTAGAATTTTCACTCACTGATTTGATGGACTTCCCAGAAGGGTCAGATGTCCCCGACAAAGAAATCAAAAAATTAAGAATCACTAATAAATATATGTTGAGATATTTGATGGAGTTGCAGATAAATCACGGTGTAAACGTTATATTTTGTGACTCTAAAAAGAACGCTAAATGGACCGTTCTGAGTATACTAAAAAGGATTAACGAAAAATATAGTATGGAGTAGTTATGACAGCTAATAGAGACACCGTTGGTGAAATTCATGCTTACAATATAGATGTTAAAAATAGGGAGATCTACATAAATGAATTTGACGACTCTGGAGAAACTGGCGGTGTTGACCACAGGATGCTACAGAACTTCATAAAAAATATAAACATACTTAAAAACTTAAACAAAGAGCCAATAACCATCCATATGCAAACAGTTGGTGGTTGTTGGTATTCAGGGATGGGTATATATGACGCTATTAGAAATTCCAGGTGTAAGTCAACTTTTATTGGTTACGGTCAGCTATGTTCTATGGGGACTGTTATTATCCAATCTGCAACGAAGAGATTGATTACGGAGAATTCAACATTTATGGTTCACTGGGGAAGTAGTGAAATAAGTGGCTACTATCTTAGCTCTCAGAATTTAGCGCGATTTGAAAAAGAAGCTGGAGATAAGATGGTTGCTATTTACGCAGAGAAATGTCATAAGACTGGCAAATTCTTCAAGGACTCTGAATATAGCTTGTCAAAAACTAAAGCATACATAAAAAGAAAACTTAATGGTGGAGATTGGTATATGACAGCAGAGGAAGCTGTATACTATGGATTTGCCGATGGGATATATAGATGAAAAATAATTTAAAAAATATAGACGAAGCTTGGCTTAACTTAGACGACATCAAGAAAGAAGACTTGATCAACCCCTTTGAAATGGTGTCCTTCAACGATGAAGATTACCACCTAAGATTGATATGGCTAATGACAAGGCCAGAGTATTTCTCTTTCCTGTGTAAACATGTATTCAATATTAATATATTACCATCACAAGCTTTATTTTTATGTGAGATGTGGAATAGAAAATTCCCAATGCTTATAGCTAGTCGTGGATTTGGTAAATCGTTTATACTATCTCTCTATTCTATGATTCGCGCTCTAATTCTACCTGACAGAAAAGTTGTAGTCGTAGGTGCTGCATTTAGGCAGTCTAAGGTTTTGTTTGAGTATATGGAAACGATTTGGAATAATGCACCAATTTTAAGGAGTATGTGTGATGCGAGTAGTGGGCCGCGTAGGGATGTGGACAGATGTGTTATGCGTATTAATAAGTCTCGTGTTACTTGCCTCCCTCTGGGAGACGGGCAGAAAATCAGAGGTCAGCGTGCTAATGATATTATTTCTGATGAGTTCGCTTCGATTCCGCGAGATATTTTTGAGACAGTTGTCGCTGGTTTCGCTGCGGTTAGCTCAGACCCTATTGAAAATGTCAAGAAGATTGCTGCTAGGAAAAAAGCCGCCGAACTTGGAATAGAAATAGAAGAATCCTCAGATGATGTAATAGAAAAGAAAGACAACCAAATTATATTAAGTGGTACCGCCTACTATGACTTTAACCATTTTGCCGATTATTGGAAAAAATGGAAAGCTATAATTAAAAGCCAAGGTAAGCCAGCTAGACTTAGAGATATATTTGGTGAAGATCCACCTAAAGATTTTAACTGGAAAGACTACTCTATAATCCGTATTCCCTACGAATTACTTCCAGAAGGCTTTATGGATGCGTCACAGGTCGCTAGATCTAAGGCGACAGTTCATGCTGGTATCTATCAGATGGAGTTTGGGGCTTGCTTTACTCGCGACTCTCAAGGGTTCTTTAAAAGGACACTTATAGAACAGTGTGTAGCCAATGAGGGTAACGACAGCAAAGAGGCTATTCTAGATATAAATAAAAACCCTATAGTATTTGAAGCTAAACTTATGGGTGATAAAGATAAGAAATATGTATTTGGGATTGACCCTGCTTCTGAGGTTGATAACTTTAGTATTGTCGTATTAGAATTACATAATGGACATAGAAGAATAGTTCACTGTTGGACCACTAATAGAGGTGAACATAAAGAGAAGGTTAAAAGAGGATACTCTAAAGAGACTGACTTTTATGCCTATTGTGTTAGAAAGATCCGTGATCTTATGAAACTATTTCCATGCTGTCATATAGCTTTAGATGCACAAGGTGGTGGTATCGCCGTGATGGAGGGGTTACACGATTCCGACAAAATGCAAGAAGGTGAACTACCAATCTGGCCTGTTATAGACGAGAATAAAGAAAAGGATACAGACGGCGAACAAGGTTTACACATATTAGAGATGTGCCAATTCGCAAAGCACGAGTGGCTAGCTGAAGCTAATCACGGCATGAGGAAAGACTTTGAAGACAAAGCCCTGTTGTTTCCACGGTTTGACTCAGTGAGCCTTGGTATATCAAGTGCTGAAGATGCTATGAAAGGTAGAATGTTTGACACCCTAGAGCAGTGTGTCATGGAGATAGAAGAGCTTAAAGATGAGCTTGCTATGATCCAAATGACACAAACAGCTTCTGGTCGTGACAAGTGGGATACGCCAGAGACAGTCGTTGGAACAGGGAAGAAGGGCAAACAGAGAAAGGATAGGTATTCATCTTTATTGATGGCTAATATGGCGGCTAGAATTATAGATAGAACTCCAGAACAGGCTGAGTATAATTTCTATGGAGGGTTTGCTACAAGCTCAAAATCCAAGAAAAAAGAAAAAGATTTATATATTGGTCCAAGTTGGTTCACAAATTCTATGAAAGATGTATATTAAAGTGTATAATATAAATGTATTCCAATTACATTCCAATTGCTTGGAGAAACGATGAACGACAACCATATGATAACATGGAACGATGCCGACCAACAGAGTAAAAAAGATGCATTTGAGCAGTTTTCTGGCTCGCTAGACGCTTACGAAGGTGTATCAAAAGCCTCACATTTCTACAGAGATTTTATAGATATTGAGCCTAATCGCTCAGTTCGCCCTTCGTTTGGCTACAACGACTACTACGCCTTCCGTCCAGAAGAGCAAGTCCCTACCAAGCAAAAGAAAATCATCAAGATGTGCATGGATGCCTACGACAAAGTTGGTATCATTCGCAACATCATTGACCTTATGGGTGACTTTGGCTGTCAAGGTATCAATATTGTCCATGAAAATGAAAGTGTAGAAAAATTCTTCAAGCAGTGGTTTAAAAAGATTGACGGCAAAGAGAGATCCGAGAGATTTCTTAACAACCTTTATAGAACTGGTCAAACTATAGTCTATAAGAGTTATGCTAATATAACTCCAGATATTACAAAATATATCAAGTCTATGGCTAATGATATTGTTGTAGAGCTACCAGAAATAGAGCGAAATCAAATACCTTGGAGATATAACTTCTTCAACCCTCTAAATATTGATATGAAGAATGGTAATATTAATATGTTCTTGGGTGTTAGAAATTTTGAGATTGACTCTGGTGCCTTCTTGGATAACTTCAAAGAGGGTTCAATTCCAGCTCATGTTTTAGACACGCTGCCACCAACCGTAAAGCAGTCTATCAAAAATGGCGATAAGAAAATAGAGCTAGATAAAGAGAGATTATCTATATTCTATTACAAGAAAGATGACTGGCAAAGATGGGCAAACCCTCTTGTTTATGCTATTCTAGATGATATCGTCATGCTAGAGAAGATGAGGCTTGCTGATATGTCAGCTCTTGACGGTGCTATATCTAACATTAGATTGTGGACACTTGGTAATCTAGATCACAAGATTTTGCCAAACAAAACCGCTATCAATAAGCTTAGAAATATTCTAGCTAGTAATGTTGGCGGTGGTACAATGGAATTGGTTTGGGGTCCAGAACTATCTTACACAGAGTCAAATAGCCAAGTTTACAAGTTCTTAGGCTCTGAGAAATATACATCTGTACTTAATAGCATTTATGCTGGACTTGGTGTACCTCCAACCCTTACAGGTATGGCTGGAAATGGCGGAGGATTCACTAATAACTTTATATCATTAAAGACATTAGTAGAAAGACTTCAGTATGGTCGTGATCAGCTAACAAAGTTCTGGGAGAAAGAAATAGAGCATGTTCGTCGCGCTATGGGTTTCAGAAAGCCAGCACATGTTGTTTATGATCAAATGAGCTTGTCCGATGAAGCCTCTGAAAAGAATTTGCTTATCCAACTTGCTGACAGGGATATTATCTCTCACGAAACAATTCTTGAAAGATTCAAAGAGGTTCCTTCTGTTGAAAAGATGAGACTAAAAAGAGAGGATAAAGCTAGAACTTCTGACAAACTGCCAGAAAAGGCTAGCCCATTCCACAATCCTAATAAAGAGTTTGAGATAGAAAAGATGGACAAACAAGCGGAGATAAACGAGAAAGTGGCAGAAAGAAAAGAACAACAAAAGCCCGTAAACCCTAACGGTCGTCCACCAAATAAGTTGGACGAAGGCCCAAGAAAGCAAAGAACAGAAACCCCAAGATCAAAGCCGGGAGTTGCTGAACTTATCCTTTGGTCAAATTCCACTTATGATCAGATCTCTGACAACTTCAATAAAGCATTTCTAGCTATTAATAATAAGAAAAATATGAGATCTTTGACTAAAGCTCAGGTGGCAGACCTTGAAAAAGTTAAGCTTGACATGTTATTAAATATAAAGCCTTTGTCAAAAATCACAGAAGAGGACTTTAAGGAGGTTCTTCACGCCAATAAAAGGATGCCAGACACATTCAGAGAACACCTTGAAAAGAATAAAATTACCACTGAATACATGTCTATAGAAGAATATAAAAGATCAGCTATTGCTTCATATGTTGATTATGTCTTAGCCCAAAAATAGCTGTTTTTTCAAAAATAATATTTTTAGTGTATATTTTCTTTAGAGGTAAATTATGACTATAAAAATATATCAACACGAAATCAATGACGGCATTGGCGATCTCGTTAAGAGTACCGCTAGTGTTGCGTATTGCGCTGAAGCTACAGTTCAAAAGGAAATTCCT